CTATCAGCGAAGCAGCCATCAGGGAGTTTATTTCATTGAAAGATGATAACCTGGTTAGCGAAATCGAAATTATCATCGATCACACTGCCCGAAAGAATAAGCTCGACATGCTGCTTTTTGCCAACGAGAATACAAAAGTATTTCTGGCTGATGTACATGCAAAGGTTATAGTTATTGAAGCTGGTAATCGTATTGTAATCATGACCAGCGCCAACATGAACACAATTAAACGCTACGAAGCAGGAATCATAAGTATCAATAGCGCCATTACTGATTACTTTATCCAGCAGCTCGAGGATTTAAAGCAACTATCAATACCATTTACAATTGATCTATGACAGAGCAACAGTTAAATATTATCTCCGATATGGCTGCGCATTTTATGACGCCTCATGAAATTGCAATTGTATTGGGCGTTGATCATGAAGAATTTATGCTTTCCATTGCAGATCGTACCACTATTGAATATCTACACTATCATAAATCAAAAATCGAAAGTATTTTGGAGATTAGGCGCAAAGTAGTAAAAATGGCTAAATCAGGAAGTCCGCAGGCTGAAATGCTTGTTACTGGTTTTATAAAAGATCAACAAATAAAGGAGGATATCTGATGAGTGATAAAATGACCACCTTTGATAAAATTCAGAAATCCTTATTCTCCGATTCAGATGAAGAGATCACAGGGCTATCGTTTCACGATATGGAGATCAGGACCAGGTATATGTCAGCATTTACCATCTGGAACGAAAACCCTACCTATACGGATAAGCAAATAGCTAATCACTTAATGCTTACTTATAAGATCAAAAAATCACAGGCTTACCGGGATATATCAAGCCTTCGCATAATGCTGGGTAATGTAAGAAACTCCGGTAAGGAATGGCATCGCTTTACTGTAATTCAAATGGCTAAAAATGCTTATGCATTAGCCGAAAAGCAGCACGATGCAAAAGCAATGGCCGTTGCAGCTGGCGTACTTGGTAAATATACCCGGCTCGATCAGCTGGAGGCTGAAGATCTGCCATGGGATTCAATTATCCCTCCTAATTTCGAACCATCACCCGATGTAAGCATACTCGGATTTAAAGTAGATCCAAACGCTGAAAAGAAGCGCGAAAAACTCAGGAAGAAATACATGCAGGATATTGAGGATGCCACATTAACGGATGTAATTGACGATGGAAGCAACTGAAGCCCCGGTTAAAAAGTATTTCAATAAAAAGCAGCTTGAGTGCATGGCCATAAGTGCCAATTGCGAATATATAGTTGCTTCCCGCGCTTTCGGTAAATCGGAGGGTATTGATGCTCCTCGTTTGGTTCGTAATGTTTTTGCCATGCCCAGGAGCGCAGGAGCTCTTATCAGTCCCACTTATGGCAAGCTGCTTCGCAACACTTTACCGGCAATATTCCATGCCCTCAGCAGGCTGGGTTTTATTCGCGATCTTCACTATGTTGTAGGTCACAGGCCAAAAAAAGAACTTAATTTCCGTAAGCCGTACATTGATCCGTTTGATTATAAATATGTGATAGCCTGGTTTAATGGCAGCATTAACCATTTGCTGAGTTTCGACCGGCCAATGTCGGCAAACTCAATGAGTTTGGATTATGTTATGGGTTTCGAAGCTAAGTTTCTCGACTTCGACAAAATTAAAAACGAAGTATTACCGGCCAATCGGGGCAATGTTAATTACTTTGGCCATTGCCCCTGGCACCACGGCCAGTTATACACAACCGATATGCCAACCAGCAAGAAAGGGATGTGGATACTGGAAAAGGAAAAGGAAGTTGATCCGGAATTGATATCGGTAATAAAGTCAACTTATGCTGAGTATTACCATGCCAAGCACAATATTAAAAACCCTGCAGTACATAAGAAACTGCTGAAAGAATTGAACTTTTTGCGCAGCAAAGCAACGTTTTATGCTGAATATAATGTTTTCGATAATTATGAAATACTTGGCGAAAAGTTTATTGCCCAGATGAAGCGGGATCTTCCGCCTCTTATCTTTCAAACCGCTATCCTAAACAAACGCATCCGTAAGATTGCAAATGGGTTTTATTCGGGGCTATCCGATAAAATTCATTATTACCCTACCTATACGCCCGATGATCTGGATGAAACAGCTTATAACACAATTGTAAATAATTGCACACTCGATGGCGATATCGACCGTACTAAGCCATTGATAATAGCAAACGACTACAATGCAGCAATTAATAGCATAGTTACCGGGCAGGTGATAGATCGTGAGCTGCGCACGTTAAGGAGCAGTTATGTGAAAACCCCGCGCAAACTTAAAGATGTAGTGGAAGATTGGTGCGATTACTATTTCTATCACCCAGTGCATGAGGTTATCTATTATTATGACAGCACTGCAATCTATGATACACCAATAGGCGGAGCAAGCTTTGTTGATACGGTTCAGGAAGTACTCACGCGCCGTGGGTGGACTGTTAATGCAGTGTACATTGGTCAGCAAATGAAGCATCATCTTAAACACAACTACATAGACCTGGCATTAAAGGGCGATCCTCAATACCTTTTCCCTACATTCAATGAGGATAACAATGAGTATCTGTTACCAGCCATGGATCAGACAGGTATCAAGGTAGGACGCAATGGATTTGAAAAGGACAAAGGTCCTGAGAAATTGGAAGATAGTCCTGAGCAGCCTGATGAATACAAAACACATATCACTGATGCCTGGGATACACTGTTCATTGGTTGTAATTTCTATCCTGCACAATCAAGTTTATTACTGACAACTTACTTTGGTTAATCATTAGGGCGACGGCCGGGCTTTACGCTATATCTTTCCCCTTCCAGGCGAAAGGATGCCGCTTCAATCCCTGTCGCAAGAACC